ATACTTATATTAACCCACTTGATGATGGTACACAAGACGTTATAGATGATATTGATGAAGACATTGTAGATATCATAGAAGATATACCAGAAGATTTTGATTGGTATACAGATGATATAGTATTAGATGATACATATATATGGGAAGAAGACGAATATAGTTGGGAAGATGACTATACTTGGGGAGACGATTTTTATTTTGAAGAAGATTTAGAAACTATAGACTTCGACATGGTAGACTTTGAAGAACTACCAATATTTGAAGAGTTTGAAACTTTTGAAGAAATGCCTATAATAGAAGAGACATTTTTTGAAGAGGATTATATGTTAGAACCTCCACCTATGGAAATGATGGAGGAAATATTTACAGAAGAATTTGAGGAGGACTTTACAGATTTTTTAGAAGAAACAGGCATGGAAGAAGAGTTCATGGAGTTTCTAGAAGATGAAGGCATAACAGCCGAGGAATTTTTTGAAGAGATAGCCGAGGAGGAGTTTAATGATGAACCTACTGAGGAATCTTTTGAAGAGTTTGAGGAAGAGTTTGAAGAAGTCGCAACAGACGAAGAAAGCATACCAGAGACTGTTGAGACTGAAGAAGAGACAATGGCGGTTGAATCTGAGCCAGAATTAGAAGAAGAAAAAGAAGTAGCAAGTAATGAATCCGAACAACAAGAAGAACCACAAGAGGAGGAATCCAATAGCGAAACAACTGAGGAATCCGATGTATCAACAGAAGAAAGTGGAGAGCAAGATGATATACAATCGGAAGATGGAGAAGTGGACACCGAAGACAGGACTATTACAGATGTTGCAGAAGTAGAAACAAAATTAAAGAAAAATTTAAAAAAAATAGCTACACAAATAGCTAAAGTTACAAAAGAAACGACTCAAAACTTATCAAAAGAGGATTTATTTTTTAAGAACAATAGCCTCGACTCGTACAAAAACTTAGTATTTTATTCTGCAAAAGATATATACAATAACACGAGTATGGGGCTGTTCTTACAAGTAGATTTATCTTCCTATTCTGGAGAGATATATGTAGGTACAAATTTAAGTTCCTACAGCGATAATGACCCTGTGGAAATTCACAGAGTTCAATTAATAAAAATTAACAGCAAAAAAAATAAACTATTAGCTGAATTGGAGGCACTTAAACAATGAAAATAATGGATAAACTTAGCACATATGCGGCATTAGTGGGAGTAATTGGAGCTATAGGTGGAGGATTCTACACATGGGGACAGTTTAACACAAGACTTGACGCATTAGAATCAGAGCCTCCTGTTAATCTACAATCATTAAAACAAAAAGATAAAGAATTAGAAAAACAATTTGATGAAGTACTATTATATGCTAATGAATATAAAGTAGATTTAATAGATAGAATTGCAAAAGTAGAAGAACAAATTAAGCCTGTAGATTTAACTTTAGTATTTAAAGAGATAGGTAAAGTTAGAGAGCAAATAGCTATGCTACCAGAACCTGCTAATTTAAAACCTCTTCTTGAAAAACTTAAAGCATTAGAAGAATATGCTTGGGAATTAGAAGAAGACATTGAACAATTAAGCAAAGATGTTGCTATAGTTCAAAAAGAAAATGAATTACAAGATGTTCAGATTGAAGAGATTAAATTACAAAGTAAAAATCCGTTAGGAAATTAGTAGTTAACCTCCTCGTCTACTGTATCTTCCTTTTTACCAAAAATAGGTACATAATTTTCTCTTAATCCTGTCCTTAGTTCTTTTAACTGTTCTTTTTCTTCATTTGTAGTTAACGAATTTTTTTCACCAAACAACGCAGGATTTGGCGGGGCTAGTGTTCTAGTCTTTTCCGTCACAACATCCTCATCCCTACTCCTATGACCATTAGTTAACAGCGAATAAAAATCGGTGTTTGTTAATTGTACATGAGACTTATCATCATACACAACCACCCAAGTTCTAATATGACTACCTTGTGTAGTTGTTAAATCCCATTTCTTAAATGTATGTACTGTCTTTGTAGGTACAGTTCCTGTAGTTAATAACTCCATCATTTTCATTCTTGTTAATGATGTAGTGTCCCCATCGTCAAATATTAAATCCCAAATCTTATCTTCATGTGCATGGGTATCTGGATTTGTACCTCCAGAATCATTTTGCACAATATCTATAATAGTTTTTGTCATCCTAAATAGCCCCTGACATCTTTAATATCCCTTTCAAAGAGATTATTTATATATTTTATTACGCCCTCATACCTTATTGTATCTACGTAATTATCGTTCCACTTATCCATGTGTTTACGAAACTCCTCTGGTGGGCAAGTCCATTTTTCTGAAAAGAAATTGCCCCTTGAATCAATTCCAAAATATAATAATTGTAGTACTGCTTCATTACTGTTTGGTATTTTTTTGTCCACCATCTTTTTTCTCTGATTCTGGCAATTGAATTAAATGTGCTATCAGTAATGCTACCTCACTATAAGGTTTGCTATACAGGTATGCTAATAATTTTTTAATAGTATCATCACTTATTAATTTCATTTTTTTTCCTCTTTAAATTGTATTTCACCGGCTATCGCACCATACGCAGCCATATCTATGTAAGTATCTTTACTTACAGCACCTAATTTTGTCCTAGCCATTTTTAATAAAGCCATCATAATTGCTACATCATGTGCCTCTACTTTTGTATCTAAATAAGCTGACCAAAGTTTAGATATATTTTTATGGTTCTCTGTCTTATCCCCATAATCCTTATGCCTATCCCCATTTACGAGATTTTTTGCCTCACTTAAAATTTCTGATGTTTTCATTTCTCCTCCAATTTTTTTTTATTTTTAAACTTATATAGACTACTAGGTTTAAACTTACGACCTACAACAAAAACTATGCTATTAATAACAGTATTAATTGTTACCATTACTAAAATCCACCATTGCCAAAATTCTACACTCATTATACAGCGACATTATCTTTCTCAAATAATTCATTTAAAGGTATAAGAACACATCTAGAAGCATTTCTGTCACCTATCATTCTGCTGTGTGTTGGTTTATATTTTTCAACAATTCTTTTTAATCTAGGGACATCAAATATTAATTTACAATAATTATCTGTACCATTAGCTAATATTTGTATCCAAAAATCAGATTCTGTTTTATCAATACCACTAGGTTTACCATTACATTCATACTCTATAGCAATGTTACCTGTCTTCTTCCACCAATTCCTCTCTGTTTTAATTTCAATCTTTTTATTATGAAACATATCGTGAACCTGTTGTTCTCGTAATTGTCCATATTGTAAGTCTAAATCAAATTTACTATTCTTAACCATTATTTTCTCCTTGGTCTAAATGGGATGACATTACTTTTTACCGAATCTTTTAGTTTACTAAAATTAGCTCGTAACACAACATCTTTTCCTATTTCAATTAAATCTTCTTGATGTTTTACAGACATTTCACATAGCCCCCTCATCATATAATATAATTCATTAATAGGTTTCTGCATTTTATCTACACAAATAATGTTAAATTGGTCTTCACCAATAGGTGTCATTATAATATACATTTTATTTTCTGGTAATATTATTTCTTCTTCTTTATCCATTTGTAATTTATTATTCCTCTATATATTGAATATATTCGTGATATTATTTTAGCCATATATCTGGTATCCTGTTATCTGCATATAAAAAATCATGCCTGTTACACCAATCAGCATATGAAGTTTTACTTCCTTTGTATATCTTTTTTTTAGAATTAGGAAATATAAAACGTACATCCAAATGCGGATTTTGTTCTTTAATAAGTAAATGCTTAACTCTAGTCGCCACATCTAAATAGCCTTTCAATTCAAGATGGAAACCATATTCTGTTAAATAAAAATCTGGTGTATATGTTTTAACAGGTACAATGTATCTAAATTTATCTTTTTCATATGTATATTTAATTTTATTCTTTACTAAATACTGTGCAAATTCAAATTCAAATCTACTTCTAAAGCCATGACTTAATTTCATCTAACAACAGTTTTCGGTTTATAAATTTCATACAACTCTTCTAGTCGTAAATCTAAATATTGTGCTGTTTGCGGTGATGTTTTACGTAATTCTTCTGTATACCCCTCTAAACTAGCAATTATGATAGCATTTCGGTCTAACAAATTTTTAATCTGTCTTATATCTTCATCTACAGTTAGTTTATTGGTCTCATACGTCTTATCACCCCAGAGAACACGAAAAGGGTCTCTAGTCCTTAAAAATAGAACATTCTGAGCATTTCTGTCTTTTGTGTACTCTTCAATATAAAAAATGTCATTATTTGATTCAATATCAACATCTCTTATTTCTAATTGGAATATTACAGGCAATTTTCTAAATCTTTCTCTTTTAATTTAGTATACCACACCATAGGTCTACTCACAGCCCTTGTAGCTATCTTTTTATGTAACTCAGCCTTCGGCCAACAATGATGTTTGTAACTACAAAACCCACAAGCCATTGGCATAATTTTATTTCCCGTAAATATATCCTCACCTTTAATTCTTATTTTTTCATCTTTAGGTTCAAATAATCTTTTAAATGGTTTATCTTTAACCAATGCTTTAACATTTTCACTAGCTTTTTGTAATGCTTCATTGCTTTCTTCTTCCTGTTCTCTAGGTGCTTCACAAATTGACCATTCCCCTGTAGATTTATTTACAGCAATCCAACCACCAAAGGGAACTTTTTCTGCTTTAGAATATCCATAGCCTTGTGCTAAGTATCCAAAAGGGTCATCTTCTTTTAATTTATTGTATCCACCATAATTACCAAATTTATTTGTAAATGCATATGGACTTGCAGATTTAATATCCCAAACTTTACCATCAATTTTTACATCTAGTGTACCTTTAATATTTTCACCACCTATATCAGCAGTTACTTCTTTTTGTGTATATTCAATGTCTATACCCGCCGCTTTCATAATAAAAATAGCAGATGCTTCTACAAGGTCACCCATAAGGAACCTCATTACAGCATTATATTCTACGTCTTTGGGGAGTTGTTTTTTATCGAGTTGTTGTTGACAAAGAGGCTTACCAAGACTTGACATTCTTAGTCGCCACTCTTTCTTTTGAGGATTAAATTGTCTTTTTAAGGCTTCTCCACAGGCTTCTTTAAATTCTTCAACAAGTTTAGGCGAGAGTTCAGCCTCGCCCTTACTTGCCTCTGTTAAATAGCCCTTAACTAAATCAAGTATTGGAACCATTATTAACCAATCTGCTTTCTAAAATAGTATCTTCACTATCTTCTTTAAGTTTTTTATTGGTCTTATAAGATTCCATAATACCATTGTTAAAAGAATTAATGGATTCAAAGAAATGTAACAGTTGTCCTTGGTCATCTTTAGAGAATTTACCAAAACCTACTGTTGTTGCATTTGCACCATAATAAATATTACCGCCTCTTTTACCTTTTACAGTTGAAAGTTCAGCATTCGCAGTAGGCATTAGTTTTTTCTGTGCCTCGATTGATTTTATCCAATCAGAGATACGCATAAAACTAGAACCTCTTACATACCAAACACAAGGTATATCTTTTACAGTTGCAGAATTACCTGTGGCATCCTGCCCCTCTGGTATGGACACTAAACCATAAAGTACTTGAACACATTTAATGCTCTTTTGAAGTACCGCATCGGGAGAATGTTCGTCAAGTGTTTTTAAAATATTAGGGGCAAGTTTACCACATTTTAATCCACCTGTAGAATCATAAAATAAATCATTCATACTACGAGATTGGATTGTCTGACTACCGAATGAATTACTATCATTATCCCATACAGAATACATGAAAGTACGCACAAAAGGTCTATATGTAACTTTGGGTGCAAAGATACTTTTACCTTCTGAGTTTTTTATCATATAAAATCCTCTAGGAATTTGATTGCCATCATCGTCTTCGGTAGAATGATTAATTGATAATCTTGGCATACCACCGCCAGTTGATGTATCACCAGATTGGCCAATTAATTTCTTTAATTTATCCTCTGATAAATCTTCTAGTGTTGTTGGAAGAGGATTATACCCAACATCAGCTATTTCGTTAGTGTTCAACATGAACCTCCAATTTGCAAAAATTATTTTTAGGTAGCTTCGTAGGACTTATGGATTTACCTACAACCTTCCACGAGCTATCCACCTTACAGATAACGATACTCAGTACCACCCTTAGACCCCTCATCCATTAAGACATACTCATCTAAAAATGTGCCTTACAACTAGCTTATTGTTGTTCAGCCAGAAGCGACAGTGCATTTGCAATTACACTACCCCTAATCAATATGTATATTATACAATATACAAATTCTATGTCAACTATATTTCTTTAGTTTCTAACCAATTATCACCTATTTTTAATTCAATATCAACAGGCATATCATAATCAACATCATATCTACTCTTACATTCATCTTTTATACTCATCATTGCATTTCTTAAATAATCTATGCATTGTATCTTTTCTTCTGGATGAACATCGAGAATTATACTATCGTGAACTGTGTTACAAATAACACTTTTCATATTCTTTTTTTTCATTATAGCATATAAATTAACTAATGCAAGAGGTAATAAATCTGCTGTTGCAAATCCTTGAACAGGATAATTTTTTATTGCTGTTGAATTAGTCACATTACCATACTGTGTATATCTAGCATAAGGAAATGAATATTCTCTACCAGAAGGTAGTTTAATTTTTTTTGTATCTACAGCCTCTTTCTGTAACTTATCATGCCAATTTGTTACTTGCCAATACTTATGTTTAAATGCCTCATAGTATCTCATTTCTTTAGGAGTCCCTAAAACACCACCATACAATGGTTTAAATGTATGTGCTTTTGCGTCTTGCCTTTCAACACCCATTGTATCTGCAGTATATTGATGAACATCTACATTGTTTTCTACATCCCTATATAATTGTTTATCTTTAGCTAAAAAACCTGCCACTCTAAATTCTAATTGTCGATAATCACCTTCTAATATAAATCCATTATTAAATCTACTAACAATAGCTTTTCTTACAGGAAAAGTACTACCTCTAGGCATATTTTGAAAGTTAGGATTTCTAGAAGACAGCCGACCTGTTGCTGTTATACATTGCATAAATTGTGGATGAATAAAATTATTTACATCTAAACCTCTCTCTATTCCTTCAATAAATGTTCGTAAATATGTTCTTATAGCACTATATCTAGTATATGATTGTAAAAAATCTTTCGCTGTTGCATTAGT